GGTTAAGTATCTAACCCCTGGACCTCAGATGGATAACCCACGCATCCATACAACTGGCTACCGTCTCAATCGCAATGCAATTAGTTCTCAGTTCCCATCAGGAATGTCATTGCAGTTATTTGAGCCAGCATACCCAGGATATAACGTGCGTGTTGTCTATCGTTCTAACTTCTCAATGCCAACAACTCTTTACGCAAATGTTTCAGCGACAGGACTTCTTCCAAGCGCCTATGACTTGCCTCCAATCGGAGCAACAATCCGTCTCATGGCTGGTCGCGAAATCAAGCGCAACTTCACAGAAGGTCAGGGAGATACTCGTCGTGCAAGCGAAGTCCCAGCAGGAGCAGTTGCTCAGTCACCACGAAACTTGCAGATCCTACGCCAGCAACGCATTACAGCAGAAGCAGCAAAATTAGAAGCACTATACCCAAACTTTAAGGCGTAACTATGGCTTCCATTGAGAAATACAATACGCCCTATTACAAACCATCACCTGCTTACTATGGTGGTACAAGTTACTCCAAACTCGTTCCATACCCATTCCCAGTAAGTATCGATGGACGCGCTTATCAGATCCAGTGGGACGCAAACTCAATTGGCGTGTGGGGTGCAAAGTTCAAGCGCAACTCACTCCCATTACTTCGTGGTCAGGCGGATAGTTCTAATACTCCTGGCGAGCAGTCAATTTCCCCAGAGCAATTCTGGCGTAGATCTCAGGAAACTTGGACACTTGGCGAAGGTCAAGTCCACCTAGACCGAGCGACTTCCGATATTCGTCGTTACCACGACAGCGAAGGCATTGACCCATGGGATCCATGGCAGGTAAAACTTCTTAACAAGACAGCGCAAAAGCGAACCTCAGCCAATACAAATCTTCAATGTATTGTTGCTGGATCCTATGTTTATTTAATTGATGGAACTTCTGTTTACTATTCCACAAACTTAACTTCATGGACTGCTGTAACTGTAACTGAAAGCCCAGCAGATCCAACCTCACTTGCAACCGATGGATATAACGTATGGATTGCGCGTGGCACTAGCGGTATTTACAAAACAACCGTAGGCGCAGCAAGCATGACTTCTTACGCTACTTATAGCGGAACGCTGAACCTCATCAGCTTTACTAAATCCCGTTTGATGGTTACTGGTAATGGCAAACTTTTTAATGTAATCAATTCTGGATCTCTCGGATCATCAGATCTATTGCTCGACTTATCTTCTCGTAGTTTTACATGGGTAGATATTGTTGGTTCCCCAACACAAATTTACGCTGGCGGATATTCTGGCGATAAGTCATTTATCTACCGCACAGCAATTAAGGCAGATGGAACAGCGCTTGATGTGCCTATCGTCGCTGGTCAACTTCCAGATGGCGAAATTATCGCATCCCTTGGTGAATACCTTGGCTATATCTTTATTGGCTCAAACCGAGGCATCCGATTCTGCACCGTAGGGACAGATGGTTCACTTGTTATCGGGCCACTTATCCCTACCTATGACACTGTTTATGCGTTTGAAGGACAAGATCGTTTTGTTTGGTACGGTAACTCAAATTACGATAACGATAGTGGTCTAGGTCGCATGGATTTGACCACCTTCACTTCAACCCTAGTTCCTGCTTATGCCTCAGATTTAATGTCTAAGGCTGGCAGTGGAACGGTTAGTTCGGTTGCAACTTTTAGCAACCTTCGTATCTTCACCATCAATGGCAAGGGACTTTATTCGGAACTTGCCAACACCCCAGTAGATTCAGGAACTCTTGTAACTGGAACTATCAGTTACGGAATCTCGGATCCAAAGGTTGCCATGTTCTTGGACATCAAGCATGAACCTCTTCACGGCACAATCACTGCTGGCATCATCGCAGATCAGCATGACTCCGATCTTGACTTAGACACAGCAAATGTCATTGGCATTTCAGATACCCAAGGAAGCGTGTCCCCAACAGCGGCGTTTCCTTGCGGACAACTCTCTAATGAATCAGTTCAGTTGGTCTTTAAGTTAGAGCCAAGTGCTGCTGGAGTCAGTCCAATCCTCAACCGTTGGACTCTTCGTTCTTACGTTGCGCCAAAACGCACAGCACAATGGGATGTTCCAATCCTTCTCTATCCAACAATTCAAGCTGGAGATAAGGATTGGTCATACGGAGTTCAAAAGGAAGTTGATTTCCTTGCAGGACTTCATCAAGCACAATCAATTGTTACACTTCAAGTAGCCGAAGCAACATATCAAGTGGTTATGTATGATTACCAATGGATACCAGAGGCTATTGGTGTGGACGGACAGCCACGCGGAATTTTCTACGCACAACTTAGAGAGATAGTAGGTTAATAATGGCAAGACGCGAATATAAAGGTGCTGCTACCCCAACAACGCTTTCAGCGAGCATCAGCAACTCAGCGACTTCACTCACCATCACCGATTCGACCAACTGGCCGACTGGCTCATTTTCATTTGTAATCGATCCAGGACTAGCTGGCGAAGAAAAGATCCTTGCCACCTCCCGCTCTGGTACAACAGTCACACTTACTACTCGTGGTTACGACAATACTTCTGCATCTGCTCACACAACTGGCGCAGTCATTTACCCAGTTCCAACAGCAATTGACTTTGATGAGGCTAATAACCTTGTAAACACTATCGGGACATTGGGAACTGGCGTAGCAACATTCCTTCAGACTCCTACTTCAGCAAACCTTGCCACAGCCGTAACAAATGAAACTGGATCTGGATCGCTTGTATTTGGAACTTCACCTACGCTATCTCTTCCAGTCATTGACAACTTTATTCTTGGTTATTCGACAACCGCTACAGCGGCAGGAACAACAACTCTTACAAACGCAAGCAATAATCAGCAACTATTTACAGGTTCAACAACTCAGACTGTAACTATGCCAGTTGCAACAACCATGACGGTTGGAACCCGCTACCTTATTGAGAACAATTCAACGGGTGTAGTTACCGTTCAATCATCTGGCGCTAATGCAATCGTTGCCATTCCTAGTGGAGTAAGCGTCAAGGTCACATCAATCCTTAACTCAGGCACAACTACTGCATCATGGGATTATGAGTATGTTGGTTTCAATGCTATTACTGGTACTGGATCAAACGTACTTGCAATAAGTCCAACAATTACTACTCCAGTAATTACCCAAGGAACATCAACCCCATCATTTACCACTAACGCTTATACAGTTGTTTCAACTGATGCAGGTCAGTTTCTTCTTGCTTCTAACTCATCAACAGCAGGAACAGTTAATATCCCAACTGACGCTACTTATGCTTTCCCTAATGGAACCCAAATTCATATTCAGCAAACTGGATCAGGGCAGTTGACAATTCAGGCAGCAACATCAGGCACAACGACTGTAGTTTCAAATGGAGCAACAGCCGCAGCACCTAAGATTCGCGCTCAGTATTCAGTAGCAACACTTATGAAAACTTCAACAAATAACTGGACCGTCTATGGAGACATTGCATAATGAGTCCAATTCCAGGAATTGTTGCCTCTCAGATCACTGGGCATTTGGTTACCAACTCTTTTGAGTCTATTCAGACTGTAACTGTCGGCGCAGGTGGGCAGAGTTCAATCTCGTTCACATCAATTCCAAGCACCTATAAACATTTGCAAGTCCGTTGGCTTGGTCGACAAAGCGGAGCAAATACAGGATACGCAGTGAATTTGAGAATCAATGGAACAAGTAGCGCAAACTATACATACCATCGCATACGCGGTAATGGCTCGGCAGCATCTGCATCAGCAGCAACTTCTCAAACAGGAATAGAAGTAGGAGCAACATCTGCCGCTAATTCAACAGCAGGTATGTTTGGTGCTGGAATAATTGATATTCTTGATTACACAGATACCAATAAATATAAAACCATTCGCTCATTACAAGGAACAGACCAAAACAGTTCAACAGATTCCAATATATTTTTCCATTCTGGGTTTCTTACTTCAAGCACCAGCGCAGTTTCTCAAATTGATTTGATACCAGACGGAACATCTTTTGTTCAATTCTCATCATTCGCACTTTACGGAGTAAAATAAATGGCATCTACTTACACCCCGATTGCGACTACTACTTTGGGAAGTGCAGCGGCTTCTTATACATTTAGTTCTATTCCTAGCACTTACACAGACCTTGTTGTAATTGTTTCTGCTACAACTGTAAGTGATGCTCAAGATATGAGCATTCAATTCAACGGCGATACAGGCACAAACTATTCTAATACTTCTCTTGTAGGTAATGGATCAACAGCCACATCAACGCGGACAACTGGTCAGACTAAGATTTATGTTATCAACGATACGAGCAACACTTCTCCTTCACCAGTAAGAATCAACATTATGAATTACTCAAATGCTACAACTTACAAAACCGTGATAGCGCGTGGAGATGATGCAACCCATAGAACACAGGCAACCGTTGGTCTTTGGCGCAATACTGCTACTGCTGCTATTACTTCTGTAACTATATTGGGAACTACAAATCTAAATACAGGAGCAACCCTGACACTTTACGGAATCTTGGCGGCATAACTATGGCAAATACAATGACATTGATTTCATCCGTCACAGTAGGATCAGGCGGGGCAAGCAGTATTGACTTCACAAGTATTCCTGCTACTTATACCGATTTATGTATTAAAACAAGTTTGCGTGAAAAAACTTCTGGCGATTATGTAAGGCTTGGATTAAATTTTAATGGTACAGCAGCAAGCGTTACAGGAAAAATGCTTTATGGAGACGGGGCTTCTGCATCATCTTTGAATATAACCGTTTATACAACCGTTGCTTGGGGTGTAGATAGATTCAGCGCCACATCAAATACTTTTTCAAATGTTGATATTTATATTCCAAACTATACTTCATCAAATTATAAATCATTTTCTATTGACGCTGTAGAAGAAAATAATTCTTCCGCAGCGCTTATGAGTTTGTCTGCAGGATTATGGTCTAATACTGCTGCTATTACATCTCTTTCTTTAATACCAGATAGTCGAACAACCTTTGCCCAATACTCAACCGCCTACCTATATGGAGTAAAAAATGCCTAATCCAACACGAATCGAAATCAACTGCGAGACAGGCGTTGAGTCAATTATTGAATTGACTGATGCTGAAGTAGCACAGATGGAAGCAGATGCTCAGGCAGCAGAAGCACGCAAGGCTGAGGAAGATGTAGCAGCTCAGGCTCTTGCTGATCTTAAAACATCAGCTCGCGCTAAACTTGTAGCAGGAACACCACTTACAGAAGAAGAAGCAGCAACACTTGTCATCTAAGGAGCAATAAATGCGTACAGCACAATACTCAGTAAGCACCACAGCAGTAAAGATAGTTGACCAAACTGGATCACCCCGCAAGGTTTCCATCCACAACGAAACAGTGGCAACCTATCTTGGAGACCGTAATGTGACATCATCAACAGGTTACAAGTTGGATGCCAACGATAAGATTACTCTTGATGTTAATGGTGGCTCTGAACTTTGGGTTATTACGGCATCAGGTACAGCAGCAATATCAGTATTTGAAAACTAATTTACAACCGTAAAGGCGCTAATAATGATTCTCACCCAAGCAAGTCTAACTATTGGCATATTTGTGGGGATAATGAACCTTTTTGTCATGTTCTTGGGTGGGATCAAGATATATGTGCATATCGTCAAGAAACTGGATCGTATCGAATACGCCCTCTTCAACGATGGCAACGGTGCAGTTCAGAAGATCAACGACCTTTACAAGAATCAAGCCATTATCAAAACGGACATTGAAGTAGTAAAGGCAAGGATTGAAAATTGAAATCATCTAACGGATGGGAAGCCTCAGCCGATCAAGCAAAGATTGATATTGGAGTATTTACTGTTATAGGCGGAATTCGCCCAATCAGACTTCGTTGCGCTAAAGCTGTGGCTCCATTGCTTATTGCGGCTTGTAAAGAATGGCACAAGCGGGTAGAGAAATTAGAACCTGGAGAAGTTCAGGGATACGCCTATCGCGATGTACGGGGTGGAGCTGGAACTCTTTCCAATCATGCTTCTGGAACTGCCGTAGATATATGGCCATCCCGCCACCCTCAAGGCTCTGCCAATGGTAATCTTACGCCAAAACAACAATCAGCAATTCTTGACATTTGCTCTAAATATGGACTTCGTTCAGGCGGAACATACAAAAGCGCAAAGCCAGACTGGATGCACATTGAAATCAATGTAACCCCAGACGAAGCAAAATTGCTAATAGCCAAACTCTAAGGAGAAACAATGCTAGACAAACTTTCGCCAGAATTTCGCCACATCATCATCGCTTCTATGGGAGCAATCCTTGGCGTTATCGCTGAATCAATCCCAAGCCTTAATCTTAATCCAGTTCTTGCAGCCGTGGCTGGATCAATAGTCACAAGCGCCACCCTTTATTACAGCAAGTTGACCAAGCAGTACGGTAAAGGCAAGTAAGGTACAATAAATGTCTAAAGTAACCATGGAATTGGTCATCACCGCTGAGGCGGAAGTGACTCACGCTGATGGAACAAAAGATACTAAGGAGTCAGAATGACCGTAGGATTAGCCACAACAACACTCGCAAACAACTGGCTTAATATGCTTCGTGCGGTTGCATTTACTGCTCCTGCTGCAACATACATTAAACTCCATACAGGAGATCCTGGTGCTGCTGGAACAGCAAACGCATCAGCAGTAACAACTCGCCAATCAGCAACATTTTCTGCTGCTTCTAGTGGAGCAATTGCTCTTTCCAATTCACCTGCATTTACCATGACAACTACAGAGACCATCACGCACATCTCAGTATGGGATGCTTCAACTGCTGGCAATCTTCTTTGGACTGCTGCGCTGACAACTTCCAAGTCAGTTGTTAATACAGATGTATTGACTTTCACGACTCTTGGAGTTTCACTTTCACCATTAGCGGCATAATTTATGGCAACTAATTATCCATCAAGCCTTGATTCGTTTGTCAATCCAGCTTCAACGGACACACTTGATTCAGCCACAGTTCCTCACGCTTCTCAGCACACAGACATCAATGATGCAGTTGAAGCCATCGAAGGCGAACTTGGCACAAATCCAAAGGGTTCATTTGCCACAGTCAAGGCTCGCCTTGCAGCAGGAGACCCTGATTCAGATCAAACAGTTCTATCCACACAAGTCTTCGGTTAGGGGATAACAATGGCAACTTTTACAAAG